CGGTGGAACGGTGGCCTTCGGAACGGTGGAACGGTGGCCTTCGGAACGATGGAACGATGGCCTTCGGAACGGTGGCCTTCGGAACGGTGGAACGGTGGCCTTCGGAACGGTGGAACGGTGGCCTTCGGAACGGTAGTTGAAGGGACTCATGAGCAATAGAGGCTAAACCGTTGTTTTTAAACAGAATCCACGCCAAAACCTTCACGAGCCACGCTTGCGTAGCAAACGCCTATAGTTGCATGTTTCTCGCAAATATTTCCGTGAAAAAGCGAACAAAAGACTTATATTAGCTGTTCGATAAAATCTTATCTTTGACACGTTATTTCTTTTATTGTATTTTTGTACCATTTAAACCTCACCGTGAGCCGTGTATGCCGTTACAAAGTCGATATGTAGTGCCTGTATCCACCAAGGACAAAGTGCCGTTGAAAAGGCACCGTAAGCCCCGAGCCGCGAAGAAGCTAACGCGAAAGCAGGAGTTGTTTATTCGGGAGTTGATAACGAAGGATGGTCAGATTACGTTGCGTGATGCGGCGATCAATGCGGGTTATTCTCCGAAATCGGCTCATGCGACGGCGTATGAGTTGTTGAATCCGGAGATTACGCCTCATGTGGCAGCGGAGTATCAGCGGTTTAAGAAGGAAGTTGATAGTCGGTACGCGATTCGTTATGACCGTCATTTGCGTGATTTGCAGTTGATTCGTGATCGGGCGTTGGAGGATGGTGCGTATTCAGCGGCGGTGATGGCGGAGTATCGTCGTGGTCAGGCGGCTGGGGATATTTATATTAACAAGAGTGAGATTCGTCACGGGACGATAGATTCGATGAGTAAGGAAGAAGTTCAACGTGCGTTAGAGGAGATAAGGAACAGTTATGCTATCGATATCACGCCTACTGAAAGAGGAAGAGAAGCGGGAGCTTCGGTACAAGGAGATGGCGAAGAGCAAGTTAGAATCCCCGAAGTCGTCGAGGGAGAACGGGTTGTGGAGGCAGTTTCGGGAGCAGTCGAAGAAGTTGAGGGATTGGAAGCTGACGCGGCTGGAGACGTGGGCCACGCCGGGGATCCCTGATGTTTTGTTGTTGGATGAAGCGGGTTGTTTTCATCTGATTGAGTTAAAGTTTACGGATGGCAATGCGGTGTCTTTGCGTCCGCATCAGGTAAGTTTTTTGAGTACGCACAAGTTGGGGAAGGTGTGGTTACTGGTCAAGCAGCAACGGGCCAATCAGAAGGGGTATCGGTTGTATCTTTATGGTGGGGATTCGGCGGTAAATGTTGCTATGGATGGTTTACGCACAGGGGCGCGATGCATTGTGGATTTTCCGGTCGATTGGGAGAAACTGTTTGAAGAGATTAGCCCCCAAAAAAAATTTAAAATTTGAGACGTATGGTATACGATAATATAAGGTATGGACGCAATATAGGGCATGGACGCAACAACGGTTAGCGAAAGGCGCATGAAGCTTGAACTGCGGTTAGCGCAGATTGAGCGAGTGGAGAAGTGTCAGCGCAGTTTTTTGTCGTTTGTGAAGTCGATGTGGCCTGAGTTTATTGTGGGCAAGCACCACCGGATTATTGCGGAGAAGCTCGAGCGCATTGCTGACGGGGAGTTACGGCGGTTGATTATTAATATGCCGCCTCGTCATACCAAGTCGGAGTTTGCTAGTTTTTTGTTTCCGGCGTGGATGATTGGTAAGAATCCTAATATGAAGATTATTCAGGCGACGCACACCACGGAGCTTGCGGTAAACTTTGGTCGCAAGACAAAGAATTTGATTGAGCGCGAGGATTATCAGGAGATTTTTAATACTCGGTTGGCGGCTGATTCTAAGGCATCTGGGCGGTGGGACACGGACCGTGGTGGGATGTATTATGCTGTGGGTGTGGGGTCGAATTTAGCGGGACGTGGTGGTGATTTAATTATTATTGACGATCCGCACTCGGAACAGACGGCGATGAGCAATAACGGGTTTGACGATGCGTGGGATTGGTACACGGGTGGTCCCCGACAGCGATTGCAGCCCGGCGGTGCGATTATTTTGGTGATGACTCGTTGGTCGGAGAAGGATATGACGGGGCAGTTAATTCGTGCTCAAGCCAAGGATGCCACGGCGGACCAGTGGGAAATTGTGGAGTTGCCTGCCATTATGGAGTCTGGTAAGGCGTGTTGGCCTGAATATTGGCCTTTGGAGGATTTGGAGACGGTTAAGGCTTCGATTCCGCCGAGCAAGTGGAATGCTCAATATCAACAGCATCCGACGGGGGAAGAGAGTTCGATTTTAAAGCGCGAGTGGTGGAAGCGTTGGGAAAAAACCAGTATTCCGTCTTTGGAGTACGTTATTCAGAGTTATGATACGGCGTTTAGTAAACGCGAAACGGCAGATTACTCGGCGATTACCACATGGGGCGTGTTTCGTCCGAATGAAGCGGGGCAGGCGGGGTTGATTTTGTTGGATTCTAAAAAAGGACGGTGGGATTTCCCTGAATTAAAGCAAATTGCGTTGGATTCGTACAAATTTTGGGAGCCGGAGACCGTGATTATTGAGGCAAAAGCCAGTGGGATGCCCTTGACCCACGAACTACGGAACATGGGGATTCCGGTGGTAAATTTTACCCCAAGTCGGGGTACGGATAAGTTATCGAGGGTGCATAGTGTTTCCCCGTTGTTTGAAAGCGGGATGATTTGGGCACCGGATCAGAAATGGGCGGACGAATTGATTGAAGAATGTGCGGCTTTTCCGAATGGGGAGTATGACGACCTTGTGGATAGCACGACGCAGGCTTTGATGCGGTATCGTCAGGGCAATTTTGTGCAGTTGCCGTCAGACGATTGGGACGATTCGCAGCCCAGTTACCAACCTGCACAGTATTATGGGTAATTTATGAAGACGATTGTTCATGTAAACCAGCACGTTATTAGAAAAAATTTAAAAACAGGGGATCGAGAGCCTGTTTTGACGGTAAAAACGTATAAATCGAACCAATATGCTCACGAAGTGAGTATCAAAGGCGACAGTAAAGTGGTATATTCTCCAGATAAGCCGTTAAGTTGCGGGGCGCGGGTCTGGATTGAAACTCAGTCCCCCGTAGAGATAGTTAGCTAGAAGGAGAAAGTATGCCTAAAGGTCAGTATACGAAGAAACAAAAGGAGTTAGCTGCGCTTGCCGAACCACGGGACAAAATTACACGAGCGGACATTATTGCAGGGGCCAAAATGAAGGCTAAAAAGAAAACTAAAAAGAAGAAGAAAACGGCAGTAGTATGAGCGAAAACAATTATTATGATGCGGGGATAGGGCGTTTTTATGAGCCAATGTTTGGGCAGAAAGTGCGCTATTCTGCGTTTCCTGATAGGGAGGGGCGTTTTTTGTATGAAGATAAGCCCACTTTTACAGAAAAGTTAGCGGAGCAATACAATTATCCCACTGAGCGCGATTCTAAATACGGTTATGAAAAGATTAGTCCTGACGCACGTCCTTCTGGGTATGATTATTTTCCTAACATAGAGGAGCTTGCTGATGCTCGGGCACATATTTTTGGTAGTGCTCTTGCGGCAAGAGACGAGGGTGTTCTTCCCGCTTCTCTTTTAGGGTTTGGAAAAGAGATAGTGGACGTGGCGGCTGGAGGAGTTACCACTTTGTTTAGACCAAGGGGAGGCATTTCGGACATTATACAAGATTCCAAAATGGATATCCGTAACAATGCTGTAGGACGGCAGTTGTTAAAAAAAGCGGGACGAAATCCCACTAATCGTGAGTTAGCGATTTTAGCGGATAATGCAATTTTTGAACAGTTAGAGCGTCTTCGAGGCCGTGGGCAGTTAGACACGTCGGTTAAAGAAGGCCAACCGCAACTTTATTTTCCTCGTGATGAGCAAGGTCGTTTTGCTCTTGCACCGTATAGACCCTAATGGCAGAGCAAGTTAAATCAGGTATTGCCTCTTTAGCGGATCGTGCTAGAGACATGTTTCGACGGGTGGTTGAATATCCCGACCCAAGCGTTGTCATGGCGGATCAGGTAGATCCCAACATAACACCGCAGACGTATAGCGATTTATTTAAAGGTTCGGTTGCTGGTACTGTTAGCATTCCGGGAGAAATAGGAGCCGCGCTTAAACCTGCAATTCCTGTTCTTCCAAAAACGGGGTCTTTAGCTCCTGTTCGTTTAGCTTCGGAGGTTTTGCAACCTTTTCCAACTACAGAACCGATTACGCAATTTGCCGTAGATAAAGGGTTAATAACACGCGAGACGGCGGAAAGTCCAGCCTATTTTGGAGGACAGTTTTTATCTCCGGTTCCTGCGGGGGCCGTAGCGGGGGTTTCACGGGCGGCTGCAAAATTAATGAGAAATCCACAAGCTAAGTTTTTAGATTCTTTAAAAGAACAAGGGGTTTTAAAGGATCAAATTCCAACAAAAAAACAAAGAGACGTACTTCGAGAGGAGTGGCCTTATGATGACCTTTATGATGAATTTGACTTTGAGCTATCGCCAGAGAAGTTAGAAAGCTCAAAACAATCTTTGTCCTTTACTACAAGCCCGTATGCTATTGACGAAAAAAAAATATTTGACCAAATAGAACGATGGACACGAGATTTTACAACTCCTGAAGATTATTACGCTGTTAGAATGAACTTGTCAGACCGTTTTTCTGTGCAATTATCGTCTTACCAAGAACAGCTAAGAGATGCTTTAGTTCAAGCTTATCCAAATGGAAAAATTCCTGTAAAAAGACGGGTTCCTTTTGAAGTTAACAACAGGGATTATGTGGCTGAAAATGGAAAAATTGTAAAAGAACCTGCAAAGTTTAAAACTTTTTTAACGGACGTTGACGATGTTGTTTTTGCTTCTTTTTTTAGAGAACCCGAACTAGTAGTACGAAATAAAAACGGGGATTTAATTTCTACGACTCCTTTAAGTCAGGAAGATCTAAAAAAGGTAAAAAAAGGGGGTTTGGAATATGATCCTAATTATGAATTGGATTTTGCCAAAAGTTTTTATTACCCTACTCCAGATAATTTAACGGAGCAATTAGACGTTTTGGATGAATACATTACGGAGACATATTATGCTTTGGGTCAAAATAGGCCGAATGCGGACGTTTACGATATTCTTGAAGAATTAGCGGCCCCCATAGAGCGTTTTAAATATTTAATACAACTTACCAAAGACCCTCGTTACAGTGACAACAAATTTTTACAAGATTTAATTAAAAGTAAATATTCTGTAACAGGATACAGTGACAACCCTAGTCGAGTAATTCATGAGCTAGGGGTCCCTTTAGAGTCCCCGTCTACTATGGCTCCGGTTGCATTTGCCGAAGGCGGTTTTGTTGAAAAACTAAAAAAGTTAGGGTCAGATATTATTAATTATCCTGATCCAAATATTGTCATGGCAGATCAGGCGGCTCCTATTCCTGAAGTTTTAAAAGATCCGCGAACTTATATTGAGGCCGAAAAAGGCGCGGTAGCGGGAACTTTAGGTTTGCCCGGAGACATTGGTTCTATGTCCGAAGGGGTCGCTGATTATATTCAGTACATGCCTACTTTTTTGCGGGCACCTGTACAGACACTAATGCAGTTGCCGACCACGGAGGATGTTAAAGAATTTGGTATCGAAAAAGGGCTGCTGACTCGGGAAGAAACCGAAGGTGTTCCTTTTCTACTTGGAGAATTTCTTAGTCCGGGGTCTGGAGTTGCCGCCGTTAAAGGAGCTAAAGTTCTTTCTAAATTCGGACCGCAGGCCGGGAAGTATATTTCACAAGAAGGTCTTCTTGCAGCAGAACGTCTGATGGATAAGGCTCCTGAAGTGTTTCAACCACGACTTAACATAGTACCAGAAGGTCCAACTACGTCTTCTTTGGTAAGACCCATTACAAGGCACATGGGCGTAACGTCGTATGCACGGAAGTTAGCGGAAGGTGTCAAAAGAAAGAAAGGCACGACGGCAGAGTTTGTAAACGAATTAAAAGCTAGAGCAAAGAAAGATCAGAAAGAAGTTAATTTCAACTCAGAAATTAAAGCAATGGGATTGGATTTAACGGACACCACCCCTATTTCTAGGGAGCAGTTTCAAAAAAGATTATCAGATAATGAGTTGTCTATAGACTTAACTGTCTTAGGAGAAGTTCCGGCTAAAAGAGCTGTTTTTGGGGAAGCTATGGAAATAGAGCCGTCTTCAGAGGACTTGGTTCAATTTAATCAAATTTTTAAAGATATTCATTTTGGAAATTTAAGTCCTTCTACTTATAAAAACGCACGAGAATATACTCTTAAAAATTACCCTCCAGAAATAATTCCTATTGAAACGCCAGAAGGAGATTATGCGTTAGTAAGAAGCATGATAGACGGAAAGTATGAATTGCAGAAAGGTCTTGGGGATTATCAAGAAGCTTCTTTTGGTACAGGTCAAAAAAAGATAATTTTACCTGACTCCAATAAGGGGGCTGTAACCGCAGACAACGCACGAGAAGCAATGGTAGAAGCTACAGATTATTTTGATTTGGTAAAAATTACAGAGCCAAGCAAAAAGGACACAAAATATGTGCATGACCTTGCGTTAGAAGGCGACACACCTGTTATTCAGACAAAGCGTCGCGAATTTTTAATATCGTCTCCTCAAATAAAAGGAAATTTTGAAGAGCACTTTGGTCCGGCGCAAACGGCTACCCAAGACAACGTATTAGCACATATGTTAATAACAGATTGGGAGGGTCCGGTTAAACTGGAAGATGGAACAGTTCTTAATCCAGACTTACTAAAAGATGTTGGAAAAACGGGACAAGCTACGTCCAAAATTTTTTATGTTGATGAGGTTCAAGATGATCTAACTAAGGCTCGTCAACGGCGAAATACTTTTGATAGTCGAATGGACACTCATAAAGCTAGTTATGCGGCAAAGCAAAAAGAAGTAACAAAAATGATTGAAGACCTTGCGCCCGATAACCGTACAGCAGAAGAATTGTCTGAATACGTTACAACCCGTTTGATGCGCAAGTTAACCACTTACAGTGCAAATCCTAAGATGAATCGAGACATAGAGCAACTTTTTAGTCTTCTTGAAACACGTAGCTTGTTTCATGATGCGGCTCCTATTGGAAGAGACCCTACCTACAAACCTGTTAAAGATTTTTTAATAGATTTAGAACGAAACAAAGAGTCTTTAAACTTAATAAAACCAATTGAAAACCGACCAATGACTTATATTGAAAACCCGTGGGCAAAGGTTAGTCACGAGACGGCTTTGAAACAAGCTTTACGCATAGCTGTTAACGAAGACTATGACTATTTAATGGTTCCCAATGAAAAAATGCCTGAAATAAAATATAAAAAAGGAAAAGCGGATTCTTTAAAAAACTTGTATCAGGAAAAAGTTCCTAAAATTCTTAAAAAAATAGCTAAAACATACAACACGGAGGTAATTAACGCATTTTTAAATGATGTTGTTATTAATGATAAATCACGTTTATACAGAAAAAATGTAGATTTAGGGGCTTATGTCATTAAGCTGACCCCGGAATTAAAGAAAGCGGTGTCAAGAGAAGGTGTTGGTGATACTTTTGCCCAAGGAGGCGTGGTCCGTAAGCAGGGCATTGGGACTCTTAACGAAATAGCGCGGACGATGTTTCAGCGACCCCGAGGGGTTAGCGGATTATCTTCGGTTGCAAGAAACATGTTTCAGTAGAATAATGTAGCAAACATTATAAGGAAAAGTTATGGCACAGCAACCCCCGGTATCTTTAGTAGAGAAGCAAAATGATGATCCGAATGTAGCGGAAGCGTTAGATGATATTGAGATAGAAATGCCTGCATCGGTATTTCCGGCAAAAGATGCTATTCCTGATGGGATTGAGATTGAGGCTACGGACGATGGAGGGGTTGTCGTGGACATGGACCCTTCTTTAAATAATGCTCCTGACGAGGGAGATTTTTTTCGTAATCTTGCCGAGGAGATTGACGATTCCGAATTAGGTAGTATTTCAAGTAGTTTGATGAGTGAATACGAAGCT